TGAATGTATATAAAGCACCAGAAAAGGGAAGAGATTATATCGTTACTGTAGACGTTGCAAGGGGTGTATCAAAGGATTATAGTGCCTTTGTGGTTTTTGATATTACAACTTTCCCATATGCAATTGTGGCAAGATATAAAGATAATGAAATCAAACCTATGTTATTTCCTTCGGTTATACATGATGTTGCACAAGCATATAATGATGCGTATGTATTGGTGGAAGTAAATGATATTGGAGATCAAGTAGCAGCTATTTTATTTTATGATCTTGAGTATGAGAACTTACTCATGGTTGCAATGAGAGGTCGTGCTGGTCAGATAGTAGGATCAGGATTCTCTGGTGTCAAAACTCAGTTGGGTGTCAAGATGAGTACGACTGTAAAGAAATTGGGTTGTTCTAACCTGAAGACTTTAATAGAAGAGGATAAACTTACAATTAGTGATTATGATATTATTTCAGAACTGACTACTTTTATCCAAAAGAGACAGTCATTTGAAGCAGAGGAAGGTTGTAATGATGACCTAGCGATGTGTCTGGTTATATTTGCATGGTTGGTAGCACAAGATTACTTCAAAGAGATGACTGACCAAGATGTCAGAAAACGCATCTACGAAGAACAAAAGAATGCTATTGAACAGGATATGGCACCATTTGGATTTGTATGTGATGGATTTGATGAAGAGGCTGAGATAGTCGATCAAAATGGTGACGTTTGGAAAACTGATGAGTATGGTGATAAAGGTGGTGGTATGGATATGGATTATATGTGGAATTATAATTGAGTGGATTTTGAAAAAACCTTTGATTTAGATCATCTTATATTTACCGAAAGGAAATGTAGAACATGTGGTATTACAAAAGAATTACTTTCTGATTTTTATAGAACAAGAAGAAATAGAACTACACCATCAGCATATTCATACGAATGTAAAGACTGTACAAAAATTAGAATAAAGAATAAAAAGAGAAAACAATATCCAGAAATATATCCTGATTGGTAGGGTTCATGCAGGGTTTCCCCACTGTAAGCGGGTTTTTTTCTAAATATTAGTAGTCAAAAAAAGTACGGTATCACGGGAGTTAGGATGGCACTACGATTATCATCTCCGGGTATTAGTGTAAGGGAAGTAGACCTTACTAGAGGTGGCGTTAATGCAAGCATTAATGTTGTTGCTGGTATTGCTGGACCTTTTCAAAAAGGCCCTGTCAACGAAGTTGTCAGGATCAATAATGAAAAGGAACTCATCGATATATTCGGTGGTCCTGGTCCTAGTCTAACGGACTATCACTATGAAACTTGGTATGCTGCATCGAATTTCCTTTCATATGGTGGACAACTAGATGTTGTTCGTTCAGGTGGAGGAACATTAATGGTCAATGCCAACGCAGCAGTTGGAATAGCATCGACCACAGGATTAGTCATCGAAAATCTCGATGATTATAATAACAACGAATCTACTGCTACAGATTTTTACTGGGGAGCAAAAAACCCAGGGTCGTGGGCAGAAAATCTAAAGGTCGCAATCATTGATAATGGTGGAGACCAGAGACTTACTGGAATCTCAACCACAACATATGGTAATGTTGCTGGATCTGGTACAGTCAATAAAAGAACACAAGTAGGATATGCTTTAACCCAAGCATTATCTGGTACAAGCATTGGTGTTGGTACTTATGCTGCTGCTGGTAATAATGATTATCTAAAAGGAATTGTTACTAAAGTCGGTAAGGATTTCGTTGATGTAAAGGTTGTTTCAACCGTTATTGCTGGAGTAGAAACTGCTAGATCATACCAAGAAAACTCTCAGTATGAGTTCAAGGCAGGAAGAATTGGTTTCTCATCAGCATCAGGTGAGGCTGGTATTGGAACTTATAGTACTCTAACAGTAACTGATTGGTATAATCAGCAAAACATTTTAACTGGATCTGCAGACGGTGGAACCGATCAGATTACTTTGAAATGGAAAGCTATACTACCAAAACCTCAAGATAATGCATATGTTCTTGACAGATCTGGACTTGCTGATTCTGTAAACATTGTTGTTATTGATGGTGACGGTGAGATAACAGGAAATACTGGAGCACTGTTAGAAAAATTTGGTAATCTTTCTAAAGCACAAGATTCTGAAGGATCCCCCAACAAAAACATCTACTATAAAGATGTCTTAGCAAATGAATCTGAGTACATTTACGCTGGATTAGATCCTGTAAATGCTGCTGATTCTTTCCATAACACTGGACCATCACCAAGTGGATTCTCATCAGGAGATACTCCAAATGCTGATTCAGTAGGAGCATGGGGACAAAATGCTAAGAATACTAAGTTCAACTACATTGGTAATGAAATCTATACACTTAAGGGTGGTAAAGATTACGGTGGAACAGTTGGAAACTTTGCTGCAGATTTAGGAGATACTCTTACTGCATATGATAAGTTAGGAGATAAAGTAAACTCTGATATTAGGTTCTTACTGCAAGGTAGTGCATCTGGTACAGCATCAGTTGAACAGGCAAAGGCACAGAAATTAATATCAATTTGTGAAAATAGAAAGGACTGTGTAGCATTCATTTCACCTAACCGTGATTCAGTTGTGAATGTTTCTAGTTCTGCGGATCAACTGTCTAATGTGCTTTCATTCTTTGCACCATTAGCATCATCTTCTTATGCAGTGTTCGATAGTGGTTATCAATACTTCTATGATCGCTTCAATAAGAGATTTGCTTACATTCCTCTATCATCAGATGTAGCAGGTTTATGTGTAAGAACAGACAGAGATCAGTTCCCATGGTTCTCACCAGCAGGAACATCTAGAGGTTCATTAGCACATTCAGTAAAATTAGCATTCAATCCTGGTCAAGAAGACAGGGATAGATTGTATTCTTCAAGGATAAACCCAGTTATTTCCTTACCTGGATCTGGAATCATCCTTTACGGTGATAAGACCGCACTCTCATATCAGTCTGCATTTGATAGAATCAACGTAAGAAGACTCTTCATCACTGTAGAAAAAGCAATTGAAAGTGCAGCAAATGCACAACTCTTTGAACTCAACGATGCAGGTACACGAAGCAATTTCGTGAACATCGTTGAACCATTCCTAAGAGATGTACAATCTAAGCGAGGAGTTACAGACTTCTTACTTGTTTGTGACGAAACAAACAACACACCAGATGTGATAGACCGCAATGAATTCGTTGCTGACATCTTCTTGAAGCCAGCAAGGTCGATTAACTTCATTGGACTCACATTTGTGGCAACAAGAACAGGAGTTTCATTCTCCGAAGTCGTAGGCACCGTTTGATCTAGGAGGAACAACTAACAATGGATAAAAACGTTTTTTCAATTCCCAATAACACTCGAACAATCGATGACTTCAAGTCACGATTGATTCAGGGTGGTGCACGTCCTAACCTCTTTGAGGTTGAGATGGCATTTCCTTCTGAAGATATTTTCCCCGATATTGGGGACACTACTTTCAGAATGATGATCAAAGGAGCACAACTTCCAGCATCTAATATTGCTGAAGTTGTAGTTCCTTTTAGAGGTCGTCAACTGAAAGTTGCTGGTGACAGAAGATTTGACCCATGGACAATCACTGTAATTAATGACGGTGATTTCAAACTTCGTGAAGCATTTGAAAAGTGGGCAAACTTTATCACTAAAGTATCTGACGGATCAGGAACAATCAATCCTAATGATTATCAGTCAAATTGGATTGTAAACCAACTCGGAAGAGCAAAGTTCACTGAAGGTCGTGCTATCGACAGTGATGCTGAACTACCAGTTCTTAGAAGGTACCTTATGAAAGGTTGCTGGCCAAGTACTGTTGCTCCAATTGAACTTTCATATGACACTGCAGACACTATTGAAGAGTTTCAGGTAGTCATGCAAGTTCAGTATTGGGAAGCATATCAAGGTAGTGGCTCACAGGGTGGAGCATCTGTGGTATAATAAATAAGTGTATATTAGGTAAAAGATTGATATGGCAAAGCTTTTTGGATTCTCGATTGAGGATGAAGAAAAGAAGTCGAAAGGTGTAATTAGCCCCGTTCCTCCGAATAACGAGGATGGGGCTGACTACTACCTTTCTTCTGGTTTTTACGGTCAGTATGTAGATATTGAAGGGGTATTTAAAACTGAATTCGATATCATTAAAAAATATCGTAATATGTCATTGCACCCTGAGTGTGATACCGCAGTAGAACATGTTGTAAATGAAGCAATAGTTTCCGATTTAAACGATAGTCCTGTAGAAATAGATCTAGACAATCTGAATGCAAGTAATAGTTTAAAAAATATTATACGTGACGAGTTCAAATATGTAAAGGACTTACTTGGATTCGATAAGAAGGCACATGAAATATTCCGTAACTGGTATGTTGATGGAAGATTATATTATCACAAGGTTATCGATCTCAAAAAACCAGAATTAGGATTAGAAGAAGTTAGATATATTGATCCCCTCAAGATCAAGTTGATGAGGATTAGACCTAAAGATGATCATAAGAAGTATGAAGTAAGACCTAGTGGGTCTATTGGAGAAGCAGCTCCAATGAAAGATACTGAGATTGTAGAGTTCTATACATATTACCCCCAAGGAACTGCACAGAAGTTTGGTACTATTGCAGGTAAAGGAATAAAAATTGCTAAAGATGCAATCGTACATTGTTCCTCTGGATTGGTAGATAGAAATAAGCATATTGGTTTATCATACTTACATAAGTCAATCAAGGCACTCAATCAGTTACGTATGATTGAGGACTCTCTTGTTATCTACAGACTATCAAGAGCACCTGAAAGAAGAATATTCTACATTGACGTTGGTAATCTTCCTAAAATTAAAGCGGAACAATACTTGCGTGATGTAATGAGTCGTTACAGGAACAAACTTGTATACGATGCACAGACTGGTGAGATCAAGGATGACAAGAAGTTCATGTCTATGATGGAAGACTTCTGGTTACCTAGACGTGAAGGTGGTCGTGGAACAGAAATTACAACACTTCCTGGTGGACAGAACTTAGGTGAACTTACAGACGTAGAGTATTTCCAGAAGAAATTATATCGCTCACTCAATGTACCTGAGTCAAGAATAGGTGCAGATGGTGGATTTAACTTAGGTAGATCATCTGAGATCTTGCGTGATGAACTTATGTTTAGTAAGTTTGTTGGTCGTTTGAGAAAGCGTTTTTCTGCTGTATTCTTAGATCTACTTAAGACTCAACTTATACTCAAGAACATCGTTAGCCCAGATGATTGGGAGAAGATGGCAGAGCATATACAGTTTGATTACTTATATGACAATCACTTTGCTGAACTCAAAGATACTGAGTTGATGAATGAGCGTTTGAATCTAATGGTACAGATTGAACCATACATCGGTACGTACTATTCAAGAGATTTTGTCAAGCGTAAAATCTTACGTCAGACAGAGGAAGAGATGATTGAAATGGAGAAAGAGATGGAAGAGGAGAATGCAACAGGTGTTGGAGTTCCTCTTGAAACGCAGCAAGCAATGATGCAAGGAATGATGGATCAGGATTTAGGTGCACAGCCAAAAGACCCAACTCCAGATGAAAAAAGTACTAAGTCTCCAGGGATTGATATAAAGAAAGCGAAGATCTAGTTATAAATAGATTTATTACAACTTTTTTAATATGGATTCTACAGAACTAGTGGATATGATGGTTGATGGTGCTACACCAACAGAGGTACAAGATAAGATCAAAGATCTTTTGTACGCTAAGTCTGTTGAGAAAGTTGATGCGATGAAACCAGAGGTCGCACAAGGACTCTTTGGTGACAAATCTGAAGTAGAACCTGAAGTGAACGCTGAAGTTGAACAAGAACCTACAACGGAAACAGAAGAATGAGTGCATCACA